TCAAGAACCACCAGAGGGAATGCACTATCGTTGGGTCAGACACGAATTATTAAATAATACGGATGACGCAAATGTTAATAGTAGAATTCGCCAAGGTTATGAGCCAGTTAAACCAGAAGAATTAGGGGGCATTGCTCCTGACGTTATGGAATCTGGCAAGCATAAAGGAACAGTTAGATCTGGGGATCTTGTTTTAATGAAAGTCCCATTAGAGATAGTTGAACAAAGAAATGCTTACTATGAAGATCAAAATCGAAAGATGGCTTCAGCTTATAACCAAGACTTAAAAAATTCTGCTACTGATCAAATGCCTGTCACTGACGAGTCTAAGACAACATATAGTTCAGGACCAAGAACAACTAAGTTTGAAGATTAGAATTTATCCAATTCTGGTCTTCTTTAATTTTTAACAATTTTTTTCAAAGGAGAAAATTATTATGGCTGGATTTGGGCTATCACCCGTAAAACACATCAAAGGTGGTGTTGTCCGTTCTAATAACTTCACTGACGGAAACGGTTACAAGATCGCAGCGACTGCGCCAACTGCTTATTTTGAAGGCGATTTAGTTTCGCTATCAGCTGGTTTACTTGTAACAGACATGGCAGGAGCATCACCAGGTGCTGTTGTTGGTGTTTTCTGGGGTGCAGAGTATACAGACAACGCTACAGGTAACATACAATTTGTGAGATCAATCGCAAATGGTACTGTTGCAAAAGCAAAATATAAGGCATACGTCTATGACGATCCCGATCTTATGTATAAAATTCAAGCAGACCAAGCAGTAACTCCAATTACGGAAGCTGAAGTAGGACACAACTGTCAAATAGTTGCTGGTCCAACTGGTTCTTCAATTACACATAAGTCTGGTTTAGTAGCAGATTCAAGCACTGCAGCAACTGGTAACGCAGGATTTCCACTAGCAATTTTAGGTAGTGGCGAAACTGACATGGGTTACACTGCAGCTGGAACTACTATGGACGTACTTGTTAAAATCAACACTCATCAATTCGGCATTGCTGCTGGAAATGCTGGGATATAATCTAGGAGGAATAAAAAATGGCAATTACTAGAGGTCAACTCCTTAAGGAATTAGTACCTGGCTTAAATGCAATTTTCGGAACAGAGTATTCTCGTTACGAAGATGAAGCCGCAGTACTGTTCGATCAGGAGTCATCAAACAGAGCTTTCGAAGAGGAAGTGCTATTCCCAGGTTTTGGGGAAGCGCAGACTAAATTTGAAGGCGCAGGCGTAGCTTACGCTCAAACAGGGGAAGGCTGGGTAGCTCGTTACACTAACGAAACAGTTGCTCTTGCTTTCGCAATTACTGAGGAAGCTATGGAAGATAACTTGTATGACAAATTATCAACAAGACTAACAAAAGCTTTAGCACGATCTATGTCGGCTGCTAAACAAACTAAAGGTGCAACAATATATAACGATGCATTCACCGTTTCTAATGGCGGAGATGGACAACCATTGGTATCCAACGCTCACCCATTACAAAATGGATCGACTGCATCTAATAGACCAAGCACATATAGTGATCTTTCTGAAACTTCTTTAGAAGATGCACTAATTGATATCGCAGGTTTAACTGACGATAAAGGTCTACCAATTGCACTACAAGCAAGAACCTTACACATACCAAGACAATTGGTATTTGTAGCAGAGCGTCTGATGGCATCTCCATACAGACCTGGAACTGCAGACAATGATGTCAATGCACTTAAATCTACTGGAATGATTCCAGGTGGTTACTATGTTAACCATAGATTTACTGATCCAGATGGATTCTTCTTAAGAACTGATTGCCCTAACGGCATGAAAATGTTCTCAAGAACTCCAGTAGCTACAAGCATGGAAGGTGACTTTGAGACTGGTAATGTAAGATACAAAGCTAGAGAAAGATACGTTTTCGGTTTTTCTGACTGGCGTGGTGTCTACGGTAACAAAGGAGTTTAATAAACTCAAATCAAGGGGGGCCTTAGGGTCCCTCTTGCTCTTGGACTTAACAAATTTTACTGACTGGCCAAGCAGACTTTATAGAGACAGTAAGAAAATAAATTGGGACTATATTCCCAGAAGGATTAAAAATGGCAACAACAACTTTTTCAGGTCCAATTAAAGCAGGACCAACTTTAAACACAACAGGTACAGCCGCTAATGGCAAAATGAAAAACGTAGGTACTGTGTTAACAACACAAGTTTCTTCAAAAATTTCTCATGATGACACATCAACTGCATCAGTAGGCGTAGTTATACCTGCAAACTCTCTTATCTTTGGAATGGAAGTTTATGTAAACGAATTATTCACAAACTCAAACGGATCAAGTACAGTTTTAGATATTGGTACTTCAGCTGATGGAGATTTCTTTGTAGATGGCTTAGCTATATCTGCAACTGCAACAGTTGCATTAGGACTTCCTGCAGCCGCTGCAAGATGGATTAATGTTGGAACTAGTGATGTTGAAATTTACGCAAACATGACAACTGGCGATGCAACTGCTGGTGAGTTATATTTTGTAGTAAGTTATATTCAAAACGCTAACGTATCTTAATAGATAAATAACAGGGGAGGCTTCGGCCTCCTCTTTTTAGGAGGACAACATATATGGGAATTTCATTCCAAGGCGATAGTAATTCGACCAACATAGCAACAGGTGCAACAGGTACTAGTGCTACTAGTGATGGACAAAATACAACAGCACATAGACAAAGATTTTTAGCTCTTTTATTAACAGCAGGAAGTGACACAGCGACAGCAATCGTATATGATGGACAATCTGCTAGTGGAACTAAAATATTAAAAATATCTGCAACAGCAAATACTAGTACACATATTAATATACCACCTGAAGGAAAAGTAATAAAAGAAAATATTTTTGTAGCAGTCACAGGGACAGCTTCAGAAGCTACAGTATTCTGGAATTAACTATGGCTACTGAACAAACAAATAAAGAAGCTATTATAGAAATAAAAGGTGAACTAAAATTAATACATGAGAAGGTATCTCAAATAAAAGACAATCACTTGGAGCACATGGCTTCGGATATTGACAGACTTTCCAAATTTATTTGGATTGTAGGAGGTACTGTATTTGCTCAAATGTGTTACCTCATTGCTAGAACAATAATGTAAGGAGGACATATGGCTACTTCAGGTACCCATAATTTTAATTTATCACTGGATACTGTAATCCAAGAAGCTTATGAAAGACTTGGTGATGCATCAAAAGGTGGATATGATTTAGTAACTGCTAGACGTTCATTAAATTTATTATTAATTAAATGGATGAACGATGGGGTAAACTTATTTACTTTAGATCTAGAAGATACTAGAATGACTACTGATCAAGATCATATCACTTTTTCTTCTAGTAAATATTCAGATGTTTTAGATGCTTCAGTAGGAGATACTAGCGGCACAGACATCGGAGATGTGCCTCTTGAAAGAATTAGTTTTGCTGATTATTTAGATATACCTAACAAAGCAAGTAAAGGTAAACCTATACAATACGCTGTAGAAAGAAATGCTCAATACAATTCTGCAGGACAAGCTACACATAAAGTTTATTTATGGCCTGTACCTGACAAGACTTATGTTAGTGGTGGACAAACTATAAGTGCGTATGTATTTAAAGCGTGGTTAATAAAATATCCTGACGATGTAGGATGGACAGATACAGCAAGCGGTCAAGCAACTGTTGGTGGTCCTTATGTAGATTATACACAAAATGTACAAATACCAAAAAGATTTTTACCTCCTTTAATAAGTGGCTTAACTGTAGAACTAGCTAACAAAATGCCTGGGTCTGTAGATATACAACGAAGGCAAGAGCTTACAGCTATATATAATGAGGAATGGGAAAAAGCTAGATCTGAAGATAGAGAAAGAGCAGCATTTGTAGTACAGCCTTCTATTCCTTACATTTAAAAAATTATGGCAAGATATACACGAGGAAAACATGCAGTCTTAATGGACGACATATTTGGTCGTAAGATCAAATACAAAGACGCTCGTACTCAATGGGACGGAAGACGTGTATATAAAGGGGATTATACTGAGAAACAACCTCAACTAGATCCACAAAAATATTTAAAATTAGGTGGAACGGATACTTTAAAAAA